CGGCAAGACTGAACTCGCGATTATGGAACTGCTCGACAAGGCTTTGCGTTTCGAGGAGGAGCTGGGGCTTTTCTTCTACGTGGCGCCGTACCTCAAGCAGGCCAAGGCCATTGCGTGGGCGCGCCTGAAGCAGCGCCTGGCACCGCTCGTGCAGACTGGCGCGGTCGAGATCAACGAGAGCGAATTGTCGGTGCGTTGCCGGCACAACGGCGCGGTCGTGCGCCTGTTCGGCGGCGACAACCCCGACGCGATGCGCGGCGTGCGCCTCGACGGTGTGGTGATCGACGAGGTCGCACAGATTAAGCCCGAAGTGTGGTCGAACATCATCCAGCCGGCGCTGTCCGACCGCAAGGGCTGGGCGTTGTTCATCGGCACGCCGGATGGGGTAAATCTATTTTCCGAACTCTTCTTCCGCGCGCAGGCTCTGCCCGACTGGCACAGCGCCAGGTACACGGTGTACGACACAGGCAGCCTCGACCCCGCCGAGGTCGAGCGTCTCAAGCGTGACATGAACGAGCAGGCCTTCGCGCGTGAATACCTGTGCGACTTCGCCGCCGCCGGTGACGACCAGCTGATCAGCCTCAGTGACGTCCAGACGGCCACACAGCGCCACTACGCGCTGCCCGAGTACCAGTACGCCCCACGGATCCTCGGCGTCGATCCTGCGCGATTCGGGGACGACCGCAGTGTGATCTTCAGCAGGCAAGGTCTGGTCGCCCTGCCGCCGATCGTGCTGCGCGGGGTCGATAATATGGACCTAGCCTCGCGCGTGGCAGCGCGCATCGCCGAGTGGCGGCCTGACGCTGTGTTCATCGACGCAGGCAACGGCAGCGGCGTGATCGACCGGCTGCGCCAGCTGCGGCACGAGGTGGTCGAGGTACACTTCGGCGGTAAGCCGATCGACGACCAGTACGTCAATAAACGCACCGAGATGTGGAGCGCGATGGCAGACTGGCTGCGCCTGGGCGGTGCCATACCGGACGACGTCAGCCTCAAGCAGGATCTCGCAGCGCCGACGTACTCGTTCAACGCAGCCGGCAAGCGCATGCTCGAAAGCAAGGACCAGCTCAAGGCGCGCGGCATGCCAAGCCCCGACTTGGGCGATGCACTGGCGCTGACGTTTGCCGCGCCGGTGGCGCCCCGCCGCGCGCGTGAGATGTTCTTCGAGCGCACCGAGCGCCGCAAAGAGCGCGGCGAGTACAACCCGCTCGACCTTTTGTAGGGCTGTGTGCATATCGTGGACGCAGGCTGCTATCAGCGCAGGCTATGATCATCCGGCCTATCCTCGCGACCGACTACCTCGACCAGATGTGGCCACTACTGGCGGCGCATCGCGAGGAGCTGACGGTCTATCCCGAGATCATGCAGCTGTCGCCGGACGTCGAGACCTACCTGCGCCTTGAGGATGCCGGCAAGCTGCTGTCCCTGGGCGTGTTCGACGACGACGACCTGGTCGGCTACAGCGTCAACATCGTGACGCGCAATCCGCATTATGATGTTCTCGTATGCCAGAACGACGTGCTGTACCTGACACCCGAGCATCGCCTCGGGCCGCTGGGCCTGCGCCTGATCCGCGACACCGAGCGCCACGCGCGCGAGGCCGGCGCGCTGATCATGATCTGGCACGCCAAGCAGGGCACGTCGCTCGATAACATTTTGCCGCGCATGCGGTACATCACGCAAGAAATTCTATATTCGAGGGTGCTCTGATGGCGGATCCCGTCACACTATTGGCCATTGCCGTTGCAGGCAGCACCGCAAGCAGCGTCTACAGCGGCCAGAAACAGGCCAAGCTGCAGAAGCGCGCCGGCCGGCAGGCAGCGCGCCAGGCAGAGACGCAGCAGCGCCAGATGGACCGCGAGTTCAACCGCGCCAACCAGAAGACGCCCAACATCGCAGCCATGATGACACGCAACCGCGCTGCGGGAGGCGGCGGCGTAGGCGGCACCTTCCTGACAGGCCAGGGCGGCGCGCCGGTGTCCGGGGGCATGCTGGGTCGCACCAGCCTGTTGGGGTCATAGCGGATGGACGTCGCACACCGGGCTAAACTGCAGCAGCGATGGATCAGCCTGCAGACCGAAAGGTCGAGCTGGATCCAGCACTGGCGCGAGATCAGCGACTACCTCATGCCCAGGTCGGCGCGCTTCTACAAAAGCGACCGCAACCGTGGCACCAAGAAGCACAACGCAATCTTCGACAACACAGGCAGCCGCGCGCTGCGCGTGCTGTCCGCCGGCATGATGTCCGGTATGACCTCACCTGCGCGACCGTGGTTCAGGCTGGCCCTGGCAGACCCGGAGATGATGGACTACGGCCCCGTCAAGAACTGGCTCGCCGACGTGCAGAGCAGGATGCTCAACGTGTTTGCGCGCTCCAACACCTACCTGACGCTCCATGCGATCTACGAGGAGCTGGGCGCGTTCGGCACGTCCAGCTCAATCATGCTCGACGACTTCGACACCGTGCTCCACCACTACCACAGCCCGGTCGGTGAGTTCGCGATCGCCGCCGACTACAGAGGCAGGGTCAACACGATCTACCGCGAGTTCGAAAAAACGGCGGGCGAGCTGGTCGGGGAGTTTGGGTACGAGAACTGCAGCCACACCGTCCAGCGCCTGCACAACAGCGGAGCGCTGGAGACCTGGGTGCCGGTGATCCACGCGATCGAGCCTCGCGTAGACCGCGACCCGAAGATGCGCGACGCGAAGAACAAGGCGTACCGGTCGATCTACTTCGAGCCAGGCAACGACGCCGGCAACAATCGCACGCTGCGCGAGAGCGGTTACGACAGGTTCCCGGCACTGTGCCCCCGGTGGCACAAGATGGGCGGCGACATCTACGGATCCAGCCCGGGCGTGGAGACGCTGGGCGACATCAAGCAGCTGCAGCACGAGCAGCTGCGCAAGGCCAATGCGATCGACTACCAGACCAAGCCGCCGCTGCAGGTGCCTGCGGGCATGAAGGGCCGGGACATCGACTATCTGCCGGGCGGCGTCACGTACGTTGACCAGCCTGGCGCGCAGAACGCGGTGTCGACCCTGTTCAACGTGTCGCTCGACCTGAACCACCTGCTTATGGACATCCAGGACGTGCGCGAGCGCGTGCGCGGCGGGTTCTACGCCGACCTGTTCCTGATGCTGGCAGGCAGCGACACGACCCGCATGACGGCAACCGAGGTCGCAGAGCGGCACGAAGAGAAGCTGCTTATGCTTGGCCCCGTCCTCGAGCGCCTGCACAACGAGCTGCTCAAGCCGCTAATCGACGAGACCTTTTACAAAATGCTCGCCGCCGGCGTACTGCCTCCCGTGCCCGAGGAGTTGCAGGGCTTCGAGCTGGACGTCGAGTTCGTGTCGATGCTCGCGCAGGCACAGCGCGCGATCGGCGTCAACTCGATCGACCGTTTCGTCGGCGGCCTCGGCATGGTCGCGCAGATGCGGCCAGAGGTGCTCGACAAGATCAACCCGGACAAGTGGGCCGACGCCTACGCAGATATGCTGGGCGTGGATCCCGAGCTGATCGTGTCCAGCGAGGACGTCGCGATCGTACGCCAGCAGCGAGCAGAGGCAGAAGCCCAGGCGCAGCAGATGGCGAGCATACAGATGCAGGCCGAGGCAGCCCAAAAGCTGGGCACCGTCAAGACCGGCGGCGAGCCGAACGCCGCGAGCGACATCCTCAACCTGTTCAGCGGCTACCAGTCGCCATCCGGCACGGAGCTGTAGCGTGGCGCGCGTGTCTGGATCCACATGGCCCTGGCTGCTTGCTGACAACAGCGACCGGATCGTCGGTGTGCGTGCCCCGGACGGCTACGAGACCTACCTCGTGGCGCAGTGGCACGGCGCCTTCAGCTCGCTGGTCGATCAGACGGCGACGATCAACACCGCAACGCCAATGGCGTTTGAGGTCACCGAGATCAACGACCACGGCATCACGATCGTGGACGGCACGCAGATCACAGTAAGCGCCGACGGCGTGTATAACATCCAGTTCAGCGCGCAGCTCGTCAACACAGGCGCCAATGAGCGCAACATCTCGATCTGGCTGTACGCCAACGGCGCCAACGTCGCGGACAGCAACACGCAGATCACGGTGCCCAAGGCGCACGGCTCCGGCGACGGGCAGGTCGTGGCTGCCTGGAACCTGTTCGTCCGTATGAAGGCAGGACAATACGCGCAGCTGATGTGGTCAACACCGTCTACGGACGTCTCGATCCAGCACATCGCGGCGCAGACTACACCGACGCGGCCGGTCACGCCCTCAATCATCCTCACTGTCAACCGCGTCGCATAGGAGACCGCAATGCCCCAGATGAAACCATACGGAGCCAAGCCAGCCGCCAAGCCAGCCGGCGGCAAGAAGCCAATGGGCAAGCCAATGGCGAAGCCTGCGATGAAGCCTAAGAAGTAAGGAGCCACACATGGGCGCGACCGTCATATCTGAAGCCGTCGAAACAAGGACGGTGGTCATCGCCAACGGCGCCAGCCTGTCTGGCGCTGTTGACTTGGGCGGTCGTAAGCTCGCTGCAATCGTCATGCCAGACACCTGGACCGCAGCAGCGCTGACCTTCCAGGCGTCACCTGATGGGGTGACGTACTACAACGTCTACGACGGCGCGACTGAGCGGTCGCTGACCGTCGCAGCGAGCTACTACAGCGCGCTGAACGTCTCGTCAGGCTGGGTCGGCATTCGCTGGCTCAAGATCCGGTCGGGCACTGCAAGCGTGCCTGTTAATCAGGCCGCCGCACGTACGCTCACATTGGTGATCCAGCCATGAGCACGTCCTACGCCCTCGTTGACACCTGGAACGCGGGCGGCACTACGTTTACCGCTGTCGAAGTAGACGTCACGGACACGGCGTCCGCAGCCGGTTCGCTGCTGATAGATCTGCGAGTCGGCGGCGTGTCGCAGTTCAGCGTCACGAAGGCGGGTCTGATTACCAACGGCACGCTGGCGCTGGGCAAGGTGACGGGGCTGGGCACGGGCGTTGCGACGGCGCTGGCAATCAACACGGGCAGCGCCGGTGCGTTCGTCGTGCTTGGCGGAGCATTGGGCACGCCATCTTCTGGCACGCTGACCAACGCCACGGGCCTGCCTGAAACTGGCATTACGACGACCGCCAACAGCGTGCCTGCGCGGGCGGCGGCGACAAACGGCGCTGCGAGCGCGGTAACCCTAGCCGCATCGCAGTTGCTTGGTCGTGGCTCAACCGGGGACATTGCCGCCATCGTCCTGGGGTCGGGTCTGTCAATGTCAGGCACGACGCTGTCGTCGTCCAGTACGGGGATAAGTGTCGCTGCACGGCAGACAGGAAACTTCAACGCGGTCGCTAACACGATTTACCCG